CTTGGTTAAGTATATAGTTTTGATCTTCTACTCTAACTATAACATCATTATAAGCTGCTAATATTCCTACACTATAATTATCTTTATGTGTACTGCTAGATGTGCCTGGAGCAAAAGAAAAAAATATATCTAAGTTAGAATGATAATGATTTGGTAACTTATAAAACTCGTTAAATTTATTGTATATTTTTTGAAATATTACATGATTTTGAACGTCTCTTATTTGAAACGTTGAATTTAAAACATAGTCATTGTTCCACATACTGCTATGTATAGACTTAAAATTTCCAGTTTTAAATAACTGGCCAATCATATTAAAATCACAGTTTTCAAATTTACAAAAATTTTTAACCAATCTTTCGTTCTTTTTCATAAAGCTTTCGTTTACTTGTATATACTACTTTTATTAATATTCAAGTAGGTTGAAGAATCTACATCACCTAGTTCGCCTTTAATAAACGTATTAAAAGATAAACTTACTCTTGTTTTGTTTTCTTTTTTAGTTGGAACTCCATGATTTAAACTAGATGGAAACATTAATAATCTGCCGTTTTTAGCAGGCAACCACCATGTTCTTGAATTCCATGGATTAAAATTTGAAGGGACAACTTCTATTTGATTATATCCGTTTTTAACAAAAGTAATACTATCTTCTGTTTCGTCTACATCAAAATAAAAAACTCCAGACACAACAGAATTTTGATGAGCATGAGTATGATGATACCCATTAATTGAAGTATAGTTTAACCAAGAAATAGTAACATATAATTCAATATCTTTATTAGCAGGGCATATTATATTTTTTAAATAATAACTGCATTGATTATTAATAAATTTTTTAATATTTTTTAATTCTTTATTATTTAAGATAAAATGGTCTATTGATATTTTATTGCCTCTATTTGTACGACATTTATTAAAAGTATTTTTTACAAAATTAATTTCTTTTTTTGTAAAATCTCTTCCTAGTTCTGAAATTAAAACAGGAGTTGGAAATAAATTAGTTATCGTAGACATATCTCATTCCCTCTTCTAAACCTTTAAATCTAGATAAACCAATATGTGGTCGACCATCTAATACATTTTTTTTAAACTCTTCGTCTACATAATGTAAAAAAACTTGAGTACAATAACTACCTGTAAAAGGTTTTCTGTAGTGTTTTATATCGCATCCTTTGTAAACAATCATATCACCAGGGTTTAAAGTTACCGGTGTATTACCCATGTAGATTGGCCAACTATCTCCACCTAAATTAAGAGTAGTTGAAAATTTACATTCGTTTCTGTCTTTATGTATTTTTAATTCATTTCCGTTTTTGTAAACACGTGCATAAGAATACGTTGGAAAAAGTTTTTGTTTTGTAATTTTTTCTACTTGTTTTTGTAATTTTAACAAGAAACAATCCATTAATACATCTCCATATATAGAAAAAGCTCCCACAACTTGTGTGTCGTTATTTATACCGTGTTCTTGTTGATAAGGACTTATAACTTTACTTTTTAATAAAGTGTTAAGAACTTGTTCTTTAACTAATAAATAATTACTAGCTAGTTTAGCCATATCTTGAGGTATGACTTTTTTAATTAATTGATATCCTTTTTTATTAAAACTCATTGTATTATAAAATTAATTAACATTCTTCTTTGTGTATCTGTTTGAACAGAACCACAATGTTTTTCTTTGTTATCAAATAATATCATTTGATTTTCTAATGACGTTATTTTTTTACTTCCTACTTTTGTATAACCATTACAAGTGTTAATATGATATACTCCAATTATATAATTACTAGAAGTGTTTTCTATATCTCTATGTGAAACATGTTCAATAAACTTATTTTGATTAGTATACATATTACCCTTAACTCTTAATAAATTTTCAAACTTTACTATACTTTTTAATTTTAAAACAATTGGCAATATTAAAGCATCATAATAATTACTAGTTGATTCACCATTATATAAAAATGAATGATTAAACATAAAATTATTATCCGGTTTTGTTTTATAGTTTTCAGAATTAAAAAACCAAGGCAGTTCATTAAATTTATCTGCTATAAATAAATGCTGTTCTTTACTTAAAAAGTTTTTTATTACTTTAATGGGAAACCTCTTAGCCATACAACTAATGAATATCTCACTCCTTTCGTAACTGGTTTGACTCTATGAAATATAAATGAAGGAAAAACAGCCATAGAGCCTGCGGTTGTTAATTGTTTTTCAGTGCTTAAAATTATTTTTTCATTTGGTTTTGTATAATGACAAAATTCTAATTCTCCTCCTTCAAATTCAGAAGGATCATTTAATATAATAGAAGCAGACAATTTTCTAATTTGACCATCTTT